CCCCCCTCCCCCCCTCCCCTCCCTGTGGGTGTCCCCGTGTTGGGTTGGTTCGAACGTGTGTTCCATGTGGGTCTCACGATGTGAGTCTCCTGGGCCCTAAGGGGTGACGCGTGTGGTTGGGGTCACCCCCCGTTGGGCTGGACCCGGGACGTTGGTCGCATGTCGTGCTTCACATTCCGCGTTGGTTGAAGGCTGTACGTTTCGCATTGTGGGATCACCTGTGGTGCATAGGCTGGTACGTAGGGCTGAAGAGGGCTTATAAGTCGCGTGTGCTTGACACATGTCGGGTGACAGGATGGCGTGATTCCAGGGGAAAGTCGCGGCCCCCTATAGTCGGGTGCGTCAACTGCACACCCCTCCCCTTCCGATTGGAGACACACATGACCACCTTCGACTCTCTGCTCTCGGCTCTCTCGTCCGCCTCGTCCGTCGCCCGGCGGGACGCATGGTCGGTGACGCTGCCTCAGGTCGCCGGCCAGCTGACCGGCGCGGAGCGCGGCATCCTGGTCTGCGTCCTCATGGATCTGCGGCATGCGGCGATGGATGCGGCGATGGGGCGTGGCTGCCCGACGCGTGAGGCTGCGCGGCACCGGGATCTGACGGTGCGGTCGCTGGACGAGGCGCTGGCGCTGGTCGGCTGAGCGCTCGAGCGGGGAAGCCCCGGTCACCCGGTTGGGTGGCCGGGGCTTTCTATGTGTCTGCGGATGGGTGGTCATGCCCCATCGTGTTGACGCGCGTGATTCGGGGCTGGAGTGGCGGCCCTAGTGCCTGGGTGCGGGACGGTAGTGCGGGGCGCTGTACGCGGCTGTGGTGTCTCCTGGCTGGGCGTGACGGTGGCCGGCGACGGATCGATGAGGCCGTGGGTGCGGGAGCCTCGGGCGTCGGGCTCCGGTGTTCCGCGTGGGAGCGAGGAGCGGGCTCTCCGTACGGGAGCCCCCCTCTCCATCCCACATGCTGAGATTTTCCCGATGTGAGTTTCTGACGTCATCCTGCGAGAAAGTGGCGATCCGGCCCGCGAATCGCAGATCAATCCCCCCGATCCGCTTGCCATCGGACAGCGAGTGGGTGCATCATTGAGTCATCGCCGGGGACGACGGCAGGCAAGCTTGAGAACTGCATAGAGAAATGGACCAGGGCCCGGACGGGTCGGGCAAGCGGGACGGGGCGCTGCGGCGCGGCCGGACCGAGTGGGGCGGGACCCCATGACCCCGACGGGCACATGACGGGCGAGGAGCAGAGTCGCTGTGACGGCGATGCTCCTCCTCTCATGCGGTCCCATCACGGCCGTAGGGGATGACGGCCATGGTGGGATCACATGGGGGAAACCCCAGAAGCACGCACACACCACACACAGAAGGAGATAGCGATGGCACGCACACAGTGGACGAGCCGAGTCGTGACCGACACGATCGGTGACGCGGGGGCGATCATCCTGAGCGACGAGAGCACCGCCTACGATGACCTGAAGACGTGGGTCATGGACTACTACACCGTGGATGAGGCTGAGGCCGAGTGCCTGGCCGAGCACCTCACCGCGTCGGTGCTGACCGCGGAGGCCACTGAGTACGCCATGGGCCTGTTCGGGCTCAGTGTTGAGTTCGATAGCGAGTGGTCGGCAGAGCGCAGCGCCAAGGCGATCTACGAGTACTTGCAGGGCCGGGGCGAGCCGGTGACGATGAGCCGCACGAGCGTGTCGTTGGGAACGGTGAGCCTGGCTCTGGGTGATGATCGCGGAGAGAGCGGCGATGAGGCGCTGGCCGGGGCTTGGTGTAGGTGCGGCGATGAGGATGAAGGTTGGATCACCGATGAGGACGACATCGAGATCGCCGCGGAGTACCTCTACGCCGCTGCGCACGAGAACTGAGCACACACACGCTTACGAAAGGTTGAGAACGATGACGAACGAGAGCATTGCGGACGCTGTTGAGGATTTGCGCAAGGATCTGGAGTGGACCGATGAGGCGAACGCGCTCGGGGAGGTCAAGTGCGACTACAGCGCGGACGACACGCGCGGGTGGCTGACGATGGGTCCGGTGCGTGTCGAGTGGATCCGTGACGCGTACGGCGACGGGCTGGAGGACTGGGTCGCGGTGAACGTGGCGGTGGACGGAGAGCCATTCGACGCGGACGGGTACTCGGACCTGAGAGACGCCGTGACGGATGCGGCGCACATGACGTTGGAGTGGCAGTACTACCGCGATGAGGGGATTCGCGCTGAAGTTGTGTCGTGGTTGGAGCATCGAGGCGAGTTCTTCGACATTCTCGGGCCGCAGAACGTGCACGACTCTTGGACGATCACGTGGGGCGAAGTGATGGTGCGGGGCTACTACGCCGTTGCCGGTGCGTTCCTGTGGTCGGTGGTGAACCCCGAGTCGGGGGACTGCCTCGACGGCGACGCGAACGATGACGCGGACGCGGTGATCGATGCGATGATCGAGTGCGCGAAAGACCCGATGGTCGAGGCGTTCCGCGAGGAGATCGAGGAGGCTACGGCCGACGACGATTGGGCGGTGCGCACGTCGGACGACGGGCTCACCGTGTCCATGAGCGACCCGACCTACGCGCAGAGCCGCCGCACCTACTACGAGGCCGTCGGCTACGGTGAGGGGCGGATCGAGCTCGAGTACAGGCTCGGCGTCGGGGAGTGGCGCGCCTATGACGAGCGCCTGCCAGAGGATGAGGCGGACGTGCACGCGATGGCACGCGAGGCTTACGAGTGGGTGAAGGCGGTGGCTGAGTGATGAGCATTCTTGCCGGGTTCCTGTGGGGGGTCGCGGCCTGTTTCGTCGCTGCCGCGATGGTCCGCGTGCGCGATGAAGGGCTCCCCAGGAGAGAGGAGGCTCTCCCTCTCGTCACCCTAGTGGTGCTGCTACTGGGTGCGGGACTGGCTGCGGCGCTGATAGGCAGCATGGCCTGACAGGTCGCGCAAACAGATAACGGAGGACAGGATGACATTCATCGGATTGCTTTGGGTCTGCATCGCGGCGGGCCTACTCGTAGGAGTACGGCGCCGCATGTTCGCGGTGCACGTCGCGGACACGGTCGGCGTCTCAGCGCTCGCCGCGATCCTGTTGGTCGCCGGCGCCCTGGCACTGGGCGTAGGGGCGCGGGACGGCGTGCGCGAGGCACGGACGCCGACGGCGGTGGAGGACGTGTCTCCGACGCCGATACTGCGGCAGGATCGTACGGGGACGGAGACGTCCCCGATCACGGTGGGGCCTGCCGACGAGCAGCATGATGACCGGGGGCGCATCGATAGCGTGTTGACGCCGCACGGGTCCCCGGTCATGGCGACGCCGGATCGGAGTGCGGCGTGAGGGACCCCAGATATTCGACGGAGCACAGTGGGTTGGCGGTGGGGGTAGGTCTCCTGCTCCTCGCCGCCCTACTGGCCGCCATGTTTCTGGGCGGCCTCACGCGCGGGGCGGGTGACCGCACCCCGTGCCCAACAACGACGCAGACGACCACGACAGGAGGAAACAGGTGAGCACGCTCATGGAGAGGCTGGGGCGGGTACTGCCCGACGATCAGCCGGTGTACCCGGGGCCGCTCGGCTTGGGTGCGCGGTGGACTGACGAGGATGGTGCGGTGTGCGCACTGTGGGCCAGGCAGGGGAGGGCCGTGGCGATCAACGATTTGCGGGGCCGGCTGACCGTGGCATCACGGCTGGAGATCGAGTCCACGTGCACGTTGGCGTTGCGGGGACTCAGGACGATGGTGCGCAGCGCGAGGATGGCGGTGACCGACGGCGTACCACCGGACGGTGAGTTGTTCGATCGGCTCGGTGGTATCGGTGAGGTTGCGATGTATGGGCCGGGGCATGACACGGTGTGGCCGCTCGGTCGGTGTTGGCTGGCTACCCGGTGGACGGAGTGCAACCGGGTGTACCGGGACGCGGTGAAGGGCCTCCAGTGAACGCCGTCGATTCGAGATTCGAGTACGCGATGAAGCCGGCGTCGTTAGCGGAGTCGGAGTACCGGCGTGCCGTGACGGTGCTGACCGAGCTGGGGTTCCCGCCCCATTGGATCCGGGAGGACGGGCACGGCCAGCCGGTCGGCGTCCTGGCCGACATGCCGGGGATGCGTGTCGCCCGGGTGCAGGTGCGACCAGCGTTAGTGATAGCCGAGTTCGAGACGGAGGAGCATGTCCGGTTCTCCTACACGGAGCCGGTGCTGCCGGTGAACCACAGGTTCCGGGAGAACGCCCGGGCGTTCGCTGACGCAGTGATCGTGGAGGCTGAGCGGTTGGCCCGGTATGCCGTGGAGCGGCGCATGTGGGAACTCAATGAGATGTACACAATGAACAAGGTCTCCAATGAACAAGGTGATACCCCAACAATGAACAAGGAGGATGTACACAATGAACAAGCGTGATCTGCTCGTGCGCGCGGCGGTGGCCTCATTCGTCCGGGGCAAGGCGGCGCAGGAACTCAGGGACGTGAAGGCCGAACTGGATTCGATCATGGATGCGGGTGATCGTTCGTATGCGATGATCGATGACGGTGAGGTGGCGACGGTGTCGAAGGCGCGGGCGTCGTCGAAGCCGGTGGTCGTGGACGAGGCGGCCCTGTTGGAGTGGTGCAGGCGGAATCGTCCGGACGTGGTGCGGGAGATGGTGGCCCCGTGGTTCACGGCTGCCGGGTCTTTGGCCCGGGTGATCGAGGAGACGGGTGAGGTCCCGGATGGTGTGGACGTTGTTGAGAGCGAGCCGGCGATCTCGGTGCGTGTCTCAACGAACCAGGGTGAGGTTCTCGTGGAGGCCCTGTTGGCGGGGAAGGAGGATGTCCTCTACTTGGAGTCCCACCAATGAACAAGGGAGACCTCAACAATGAACAAGGCACACAATGAACAAAGGAGGATGGCATGTTCAGGAGGTACGAGGATTACCTTGTGGTCGGCGTCAGCAATGGTCGCGTGTACACGACAACCCTAGACCACTTCCTTGAAGGTGCGGATGACCCGGATAGTCCAGACACGAAAGCCAAGGTGGCGCAGCGTCTCAAGGAGGAGTACGACGACGCCCTCGTCTACGAGTCCATGCGCGTGGTCGCCCAACGAACAAGGCACCGTGAGTGGAGGTGGACGGTGCAGGTCATGGTCGAGGGGCAGTGGGTTGCACGGGATCCCTTCCTGTATGACGTCTACGTGACGACGCCACTGTCGCCGTCCTACTCTCCTGAACTCCGGGATCGCCTGGAGGGGATGATCTGCGAGATGCTGGGCATCACGCCCGAGTGGCTGAGTACTTCATTCATTGACTACCGGATGGAGGATTCGTGATGGTGATCCATGATGTGATCGAGGCGCTCAAGGATGAGGCGGGTGGTGGGGCGCGCATCGTCCTGTCCCCCAATAAGGATGCCGTCGGGTACGTGACCCGGGAGGGCGGCCGGCAGGTCATGGTCAAGGTGACTGTCGATAAGGACAGGCTATTCATTGAACGGCAGGAGAAGTGGGGGGGCGACGGGTTCGAGCGTGTCGTGTCAGTGTCCGTGTGCACACCATTGACCCGCAACCTGATCAAGGCCCGTCTGTTCGATATCTGGGCGGCCGCATGCTTGGCGGCCGGGCAGCACAGCCCTCAGGACAAGCGCTCTGGTCACCTGGTCGTGACGAACCATGAGACGCGGACGATGAAACGGTTCCCGCTCTACAGATCAGCAACCAACGGGACGGCAGTCCTCAGGTTGGAGGACTCGGCCGAGGCCCGCCGCATCCTAGCAATGAGAAAGGAGGAGGGACAGTGAACCAGTTGTTCCCTGATTACATTGACCGGTACGTTGTGATCCGCAAGCAGTGGAGGGTTACGACGGGGTATGCGATCTTCGGGGCCGTGTGGACGGACCGGCTGAATGAGATCGCTGAGAGTGTTGGTGTGCCGACGCTTGCTGAGCGTGAGGGCGCGGCCAGGTTTGAGAATGAGGTCTTCAACGACATCATCGGAGAGACCGGGTTCCCGGGGTTCCTGCGCATGATCGGTGAGGATGATGACGTGGAGGTGTACGAGGATCTCCGTCTGGTCATCCGGCCGAACGGGGACGAGGAGGGTTCGGAGTGGTCGTTCCAAATCATGGACTACGGGTATTGGGTTGACCCCAGTGAGAGGAGCGTGCTGCGGAATCTGACCCGCGTCTCCGAGTTGAACCCGTTCACGGCCAGCCGGGAGGAGTTGGCCTGTGAGGAGGAGGCCATGCTGCGGGGGGCTGGCGTCTACTGTGCGTCGCCTACCATGATCGACACTGAGGGTGTGTGGTGACCGTGTTCCCCGATAGTGCGGAGAATCCGCGGGCGTTCCATTCGGACTCGTCTACGGTGTACAGGTGGGAGCGGCTTGGCGGCGTCTTCTGGTTGTCGGTCAACGAGTCGGGCCAGTTCTTGAGTCTCACATTCAAGGACGAGCCGGTCGATGGGGATTATCGAGTACAGGCCTTCTGTAGGTACAACTATCCGTCTCGGGATATGGGATGGTTGGTGGTCGGTATGGAGGACACAGTTAGACTTCTACGCGGCTTGACGAACTGGGCCGCACCGCTGACGGGGACTCCTTTTGGTGTTATCGAGGTGACCGACCGGGTCACCGGGGCCGAGGTCACGGCCCCGGTCTACCTCTCCATCGCCGGGAAAGCGACACTCACACAGCAGGACTACGAGAACGTCCGCAGCATTCTGAGGAGGAGAATGAGATGACGGAGCACAAACCGGCCGTGAACGAAGCATGGCTACAGGTCATGGGGGAAGTGCAGGCGATCAGGAAGCAGCAGCGGAACACGAGGCAGGGTTTCTCGTTCCGTGGGATCGATGACGTGATGAACGCCGTCGGCCCCGCACTGCGGAAGCACGGGGTCGCCGTCGTGCCCGTGAGGGTGGACGAGGCGCACGAGCGGATCAGCCTGGCGTCCGGGAAGGGGGCGACCGAGGTTCGCGTTAGCGTCACCTACTCGATCATCGGCCCGGCCGGGGATCGCATCGACGGATACTCGGTTGGCGAGTCCATGGACACGGGGGACAAGGCAACGGCTAAGGCTATGAGCGTCGCCTACCGGACGTTCCTGTTGCAGGCGTTGACGATTCCGACGGACGAGCCGGACCCGGATCTTGAGGTGCACGAGCAGGGGGTGCCGGACCCGGTGGAGATGGCCCGGGCGGCGTGCCGGGTGACGTTGGCAGACTTCTGCGACCGACACGGTATCGACCAGAATCAGGCGGCGGAGGCGTACATGCAGGCCGGCGGGACGGCGGACCCGGAGCAGTTGCGCCGGTGGCTCGAGCACACCTACACGAAGCGATGAGACAGGAGGAGACTCATGGGAGGACTCGCAACGCACCCTGCATGGGATGCGATCTTGAAACTGGAGGAGTGGTTCGACAACAAGAACCTCGATGTCCGCGTCCGACGAGATGGTTCGGCGGTTGCGACGGTGAAGTCTATCGAGGCGACGTTTAAGTTCTGCCTCGACGGCACGGGCGTCGTCGAGCACAAGGGTCGGGGCGGTGGCGTGAGGCAGCTTGTGGTGGGGGACATGAATAAGCCCCCGTCCCTTCCTCACGTCATGGGACGTATTGCCAAGGAGCAGCCCGACCCGTCCCCGTTCGTCGGGGAGGTGCGGGAGGAGATCAACCGGGTCACCGGCGTGCTACCGCTCGTGATCCCGATTGCCCACACACCTGTGGGCACGTCCTGTGAGTTACTGTCCTTCATCGGAATGACTCCTCTGCGAGCTATTGTCAGCAGGCGGAACGACGGCACGCACGGTGGGAAGATTCTGCGCGGACGCTGGCCTGACTCTATGACGATCCATTTCCCCACCATGAGTTGCGGGGCGGTTCGAGACGCATTGGAGGTTATGAATGTCTGACAAGAACGTGGTTCATGTGCGCGCGCAGAGGGACTTCCGGCAGGCCCTCGAGTGCGAGCCGGAGGGGACGCTGCTCGTCCTGAACGAGAGGGGGTTCTACGTCATTCCCGTCGCGCACCGGCCCGCACCGTTCCCGGAGGTTGTCGTTCGAGACGAGGCGACCCTCATGGGTGGACACCTCCCCCTGCACATCACCGTCTTCGATGGCGGTGAGATCTCCGTGGAGGACGTCGCATCCGTGAGGGTGGACACAGACGGGTACGTCAATGTCGCTGACACGCCGAGGGTCACCATCCTCTCAGCCGACGGCGTCGCCGTTAGGAACTGTGAGACGGTAATTGTGAGGAAGGGAATCTCGGTCGTGGCATACGACTGCGGTCAGGTCATTATCGAGGAGGAGACAGATGTCGCAGATGCCTGACGACGACTACGAGGACGACTGCGAGGTCGCCCACTGCTACACGACCAAGGAGTTCCGGGAGGCGATAGAGAAGACCCCGGACGACACCATGATCTACCTACGAGGGGAGGGTAAGTTCAGGGTTCCCGACGTTGACCGCATCCCGCAGCATGTCACTGTGACCGAGGGGGCCATGCTCCGGGGTGGTCACCCGGATCTGCATCTCAATGCGCACTGCGATGCGGTGACCTTCATTGATCAGGCCAAGTACGTGTGGACCTGCTCTCGAGGAGTCTGCGACACCCATAACACGGACTCTGTGTACGCCGTTGACGGCGCCCGCTTGTTCGCCCGGGACTGTGGGGTCGTGCACGCAGGCGACACGTCGCAGGTCTCGGCCTTCGACTGCGAGACGGTGGTCGCCCTAGATAGGGCGCGAGTGCTACTGTCCGGTAACTGCTACTGCTTGGCGTTCGAGCGTTCGGACGTGGATGCGGGCAGCAACGCTTACTGCATGATCGAGGCGCACGACTTCTCGCGGGTGATCGCAGAGTCCTCCAGCAGGATCGCGTACCGGAGCCCCGGCGCCACCGTCATCACCCCGTACGGGGGTGGTGGCACCATCCCGTTCGTTGGGGACGGCGTGGAGGATTGGGCCCGAACCTATGGGGCGCACATCGACCAGAAGAAGGACCTCATGTACGTCTACAAGTGTGCCGTGAGGAACCTCGAGACTGGAAAGTTGGAGACGGGCCGCCCTGTCCGCCACCCGGTGCAGTGGGAAGTAGGGAAACGGTCCGAGTGCATCGACTGGGAGGCGTCGCCTCTGTCCCGCCATGGGCTCCACTTCGCCTCCCACCCGGTGCGGGCGGCCAGGCTGACCATTCAGTCGGGCGAGAGGCACATGCTCCGGTGCGCGATCCCCGTCGATAAGACTGTGATCATGAGCGGCGGTAACTCGGTCAAGGCCCCCTGGGCTGACGTGGTCGAGGAAGTCGAGTTCGATTGGAGACAGGTGCCGTGAGCGGCCGGCGAGGGGGCGGCGCCCCCAATCGTAGGATGCGCCGCCTCGCCACCAAGGCCCCCCGGAGGACGGCCCCCGACCGCGAGGTGAGGGAGCTCGTGTTCCAGCGGGACAGGTGGCGGTGCGTCATTTGCGGGCGGGAAGTGGGGGCGATGCCTGCGAGCATCCATCACCGGAAGCCCCGGGGCATGGGCGGGACGAAGGACCCGGCGGTGAACAAGCCGTCAAATCTAATCGTCCTGTGCGGGACGGGGACGACCGGCTGCCACGGCAAGGTCGAGGGGGATCGGGCCCACGCCAAGGAGGAAGGGTGGCTTATCTCTCAATGGGCCGATCCGACAGGAGCTCCCATCCGATACGCCGACGGCAACGTATACTATCTGACAGACACGGGAGACAAGGAGGAGACCCCACCGTGCTCGTGAGAATCAGTGTCACATCCGACATCGTCGGAGACTTGGATATCGCCAAGCATGTCAACTCGCCCACCATCGCGGGCGGGCGGTCGGATGTCGTGGCCTGCGTGGAGATCGAGAAGGGACTCCTCGCGCAGACCCTCATCGACATCTCCCATCAGATTGTCAACAATGACCGGGCCTGTTGAATGGTGTGAGCACTCCACCACCCATGACCATGGGACGTGGCGCGCGTATGAGGTGTGCGGGTGCAGGTGCGAGGAGTGCAAGCGGGCTCGCCGCCTGTACCGGAAGGCCGTCGCTGTGCGGAGTAGGACGTCCTCCTCGAGGATGCCCCGGGGCCCTGTGATCAGGAGGGTCCGGCTTCTCTCGACTGGCATGTCATTGCAGGACATCGCCGACCGGTCCGGCATCCCCTACGAGACGGTAAGGAAGCTCAGGTACGGCAGTGGTCATTCCATGGTCCAGTATCGGACGTGGACTGCGATCGAGAAGGTTCCCGTGCCGGCGTTCTGCACGCCGCACCCGATCAAGCGGAACTTGCATGACGCGACCGGGACGAGGAGGAGGCTTCAAGGCCTGGCCGCAATAGGTTGGAGCCTTGAAGATGTTTCCAAGGCTTCCGGTCTTACCGCGTCCGGGCTGAGTAAGATCCGGTACGGGACCCATGACGGCGTGGCGGCGACCACGGCCCTGGCTGTCCGCAAGGCTACCAAGGAGTTGGCGAAGCGCACGCCGCCCATGGGGAAGAATGCCGAGATCGTCCGATCCCACGCTATGGCCAACAAGTGGCCGTCACTGTGGGCGTGGGATGACGACATCGACGACCCGGAAGCCAGGCCGAAAGGGGCGAAGCGGAAACGATGAGACCAAGAACGAAGCTGCGTAAGTGCAAGCAGTGCGGGCGGATGATGAGGGTCCGGAGTTACGTGGCTGCCTACGAATGGCCCGACCTCCCCCGCTACGGGGCCCACGGCATGTGCGAGACGTGCTACTGGTTCTCGATCAAGCGGGAGAAGCAGGCCGAGAAGGCCCACAGGAGGGCCCTCTGGGCGAAAGAAAGGAGAAGCTATGCCCAGGAGTAGGGCGAGCGCCAAACAGGCCGGGAGCAGGTTCGAGAGAGTCATCGCCGACCACCTCAACGACCGCCTGGGTGGAGGGATCGATCGCAAGGTCAGGACCGGAGCGAAGGACAAGGGCGACATCGGCGGCGTTACCACACCCGCTGGTCGCCCCATCGCCGTCGAGTGCAAGAACGTCACCCGCACCCAACTCGCCGCCTGGATCCACGAGGCTCACACCGAGGCCGACAACCTGGGAGCCGCCGCCGGAATCATCATCCACAAACGCCACGGAAGGTCGGCCCCCGACTGCCAGTGGGTCACCATGACCGTCGCAGACCTCATCGCAATCCTCGCTGACAAGGAAGGAACCACGCCATGAACACCATCCGCATACAGGCCACCAATGACACGGCCAGGCGGCCGGTCCGCGCCACCACCTCTTCCGCGGGCCTCGACCTCAGCCTCGAGGACGACGTCGTCGTCCGCCACGGGAGTATCACCGTCGCCAACCTTCCCTACAGGGTCGCCATCCCCAAAGGGCACGTCGGCCTGCTCGCTCTCCGAAGCAGCCTCGGCGCCCGCGGGATCACCATCCCCAACAGCGTCGGCATCATCGACAGCGACTACCGGGGCACCCTTAAGCTGACGCTCACGGCCCTCCCCGGCACCGACCCGGTCACTCTTCGCGCCGGCGAACGCGTCGCCCAACTGGTGATTCTTCCCGCCGTGTTCCCCGAGCCGGTTGAAGCGGATGTCAATGCGGACGAGACTCAGCGCGGCGAAGGAGGGTTCGGCAGCACCGGCCGTGAATCAGTCGCCGCCGGGGACGCCGTCAACCATCCCGCCCACTACACCGCCTACGACCCCGAGGTAATCACCATCACCGAGCGCCTCAACTTCTGCGAGGGCAACGTCGTCAAGTACCTCGCCCGCGCAGGCAGGAAGCTCGGCGTCCCCGAACAACTGGACCTCGACAAGGCCCACTGGTACATGTGTCGCATCGCGTACGACAAGGACGGTACCTTCAACAGGGACGCCCTCGTCGCCGGCTACGACAACATCCTCGGCACCATTTCCGCCTTCACCCCAGCAGCGCCCGGGCCCTGGCAGGATGTCTTTGACACCGTCGTCCAGCTCGCTAACGAGATCGTGGACAACGCATAACCCACGCCAGATGGTCTGCGAAAACAGGAACACCCCCGGCGTGCGGACCAACACGCCGGGGGCATTGAGACCCCATGAGACACACGAAGAAAGGAAACCAGCCCCACACGGAGGAGTAATGGGGCAAGCCACAGAACACCTGTCTCTCGAGAAGAGACTATAGCACAGGAAGGAGAAGACCCGCATGGCTCTTGAAGCAGTCCTGACCGGTAACCTCGGCGGGGACCCCGAGATGCGGTACACGCCGCGGGGAACCGCGGTTCTTGAGATGCGAGTGGCGGCCACGCTGTCCAGGAAGAACCGGGACACCGGGAAGTTCGAAGACGACGGCGACCCTTTGTGGGTGTCAGTTGCGTTCTTCGGCGAGGAGCACGAGTGGCTCGCCAACCTCCTGCGGAAGGGAGACCGGATCTCAGTGTCCGGCCCCCTCGTCCGCAGGGTCTGGAGCAAGCAGGACGGCGGCAGCGGAGAGTCCCTCGAGATCCGCTTCCCCCGCCTCCTCGGCTACCAGAGGAAGCAGGACAAGAACGGAGGAGGTGCGCCGAGTGGACGACCCGCAGCGGGAGGCTACGAGCCCCCGTTCTGAGTGCGGCGAGAATGACGATGCAGTCCTCGAACTCGCCTCGGCATGCACCGCTTCAGGGCTCCTGGCCCTGATCTGCGTCGGCGTCGCCGCAACCATAGGAATCGCGCTGAAGATTGGAGGTGTCATATGATCATGACGGTCACGGCCGGGGAGTTGCGGAAGGACGACTACCTCGTCATCGACGGCGGGGCGTGGAGGGTCCTCAACGACAGCGAGCTCCTCGTGGACTTCGACGACCAGGACCCCCTCGGGTGCTGCAAGGTCACCCTCCTGGAGGCCACATCGAACACGGTGAAAGTCTTCGCGATCAAGCAGACGAAACTGCTTGACATCATCCGAGCCCAGGGGTAACATGGTCTCATTGCTCCTGGTCGTGGGCCTTCCTACTGGTCAGGTTGTGGTGTGTTGTGCAGTTGAACCCCCGCCGGGATCTAACCTGGCGGGGGTTCAACATTGGGAGGAGGGGCGTCGCTTAGGACCGCTCCTCTATCTTACGCAGACGAACGTCAAGACCAGCACTGTCGCTCTCGGCGGACTCCCGGACTGCCTTCACCGACGCCGTCAGTAGGTGGATGTCGTCCCGGAGCCCGTCCACCTGGGCCTCGACCCGGCGATCCCGATACTCTCGAGCCTCCTCCTCCTTCTGGCGCTGCTCCTCCATCACGTCGAGGCGACGGAAGACCGTCTGGAACTTCGCATCCAAGTCGTCGCGCAGGTTCACCGAGTGAGTGTTGTTGACCCCGTCGGCCGCAGCCTGGGCATGCTCCTCGGTCTTGGCGATCTTGGCGCCGAGACCGAGGATGCCCTCCTCGACCCGCTTCCGGTAGGAGTTGACCTGCGTGGCGGCCAGTCCGAGGATGCCGGTGAGGAGGGCGATCGAAGCGGCAAGAATGTCGGGTGATCGCAGGATCATGTCCACAGAGAACCCGTCGCTCATGCCTGCTCCTTTTGTATTACTCCGCGTCCTTAGGGGTGAGGGCCTCGCCGCCGGACGTCAGGAGGCCGGCCCAGTCGAGGAAGGACTTGCCGTTAACCTTAACGCCCTTGAGGACAGTGAACGCGGTCTGGATGAAGCCGGCGTAGGCGGCCGTCTGGGCGACCAGGAGAGCCCACTGCTGGGGGTGGTTCGAGGAGAACCAAGCGGCCGCAGCGATAACGACGGCGGCGGCCAGGGCGAGGGCCCGGCGCTTCGCCGGAGTCCAGGAGGGCTTGTCGAGGCAGGCCTGGACGAGGGGCCATACGACGGCGACGACGGCGCCGATCGCGGAGGTGGTGGCAACATCGGCCATAACTATCTCCTTGCTTTGATTGGGTTCTTGGTAGGGTCAGGAGATGCCTGCGGCCTGTGCGGCCTTGGCCTCGGCGGACTGCTTCTCGATGCGGGCGAGGGAGTTGCGGGACTCCTTAACCTGGTTGTAGAGTTCTCCGTCGAACTTGACCCCTTCCTTGCCTGGGGTCACCGCGTCGGAGATGATCTGGACCTTCGCGGCCAGGGCGTCCACCTTCTCCGCGACCTTCTCGATCGCGTAGATAACATGCCCAGCCTGCTTGACCCCGGCCTCACCGTAGGTCAGGTCATTGTGAATCTGCTGAAGAAGAGTCACAGCCTCAGAAGCCATGAGTTCATCATCCTCCCCCTGGCCCCCTGCGAGCCAGTTCCAGTAGTTGGCGTTGACGTAGAAAGAGTTGAGGTCAACGTTCCCGCCGTAGCCGGAAACATGTCCCTCGTCGGTGTACTGCCATCCGAAGAGCCACCATCCGTGGCCCGGGTCGTAGGGGCAGGACACGTTCATGAGGTTGCTGGGCGAATCACCCGGGTACCCGGCGATCCACAGCCAGTACTTGGATGCCACGGACTCCCACCCGTAGGTGGTCGCGGCGTTCGCATACATGTAGATGATCGGTGTGTATCCGGTCCTGGCCTTGACGGTGTCGAGCCACTCTTCGGCCCAGGCAACATTCCAAACGCCGTTCGGGTCCTCGAAGTCGAGGCACAGGACGGCCTTCCCGAGGTATGGGCCGACCGCCCCCAGGAACGTGTCCACCTCTTCGGCAACACTGTTGGCCGAGTTCCAGGAGAAGTGGTACAAGCCCAGCGGCTTGCCCGAGGCGAGGACGGCGTCCGCATGCTGACGGAAGCACGGATCCGTGTACCCGCTACCCTCGGTGGCTTTGACGAACACGGCCTCCGCGCCGGACGCACCAACGTTGATGCCGTCCTGGTGCATGCTGATGTCCATGCCGACCATGGACCCACGCCAGTCAGGCTTGGAGGGCGCCTGCGGCTTCGGCTTCTCCACCTCGGACGACTGCTTGCCGCTGGACCCGGGCCCGTCATAGGACAGGCACGTCGTCCACTTCGCCCGGCGGGTGAACGGGTGCTCCAGGTAGGCGCGGATCGACGACTCGGACCCCGTGTCGTCATCCTCGGAGCCGTCCGCACCGGCGGACCCGTAGATGTCACCGGTGGAGTCGATCCACATGTCCGCGATATCGGGGTTCCACGGGTTGAAGGAACCGTCCGCATTGAGGACGGCCATAGCGACGTGGCCGTCGGCCATGAGCAGGTCACCCCGGCAGAACCCGCCGTCCGGGGTCGTCCCCGTCCAGGCGTCACCCCGGTCGATGAACCCTCTCTCCAGCGCGAGCCCCGGGATCGTCCCCGTCCATGTCGCACCCGACACGGGGAACATTCCCTGGGACCCGTCCCGCACGTACGGTGCGCCGAGCAGAACATGCTTGGCGATGTTGTACGCGCCGGTGACGAGACTGGAGCAGTCCCCCTCGGCGGTCTGGTTCAACCACCCTTGGTCGTCGCACCGGTCGTACCACGACCACCGGTTCGTCTGGGAGTAGCCGACGCCAGGGTTGCGTTTCTCGCAGATGTACCTGGCCTCGCGGGCCGCGTACTCCTGCACGCTCGTCATACTCACCCTCCTAACTGATTTCTATTGTGATCAAAGTGAGCAGGACTAGCCACAGGACCAGGAGTATGGTCCTGTGGTAGTCGTTCATGCCTGGTTGGGGCGCTCGACGGGGGCCATCACGGTGGGGATGATCCTGCCGCCGCCTTGGGTTGCGTGCATGACGACCGTGTTGTTCGGCCATATCTCCACCACCGAGTTGTCTCCCTCGACGGCCCCGTCCACACGGTTGGGGATGAGGCGGAGGGTCGGGTAGGAGACGCGGGACGCGACCTTCACGCTCTTCGGAATGTCTACGAGCCGCACCCACCTGCCGACCGCGTCGTTCTTGTCGAGGTTCTGCCATTCGAGCTTGGGTTGGACGATCACGTACCCGTTGAGTACACGCCACTTGAACTTCCCCTTACCGGCGCCTTCGACGATGTCCATCCACCCGGTGTCGTTGACCCTGGACGGCCCTTGCGGGTTGTCGAAGGACGCGGACTCGCCGACGGTCTGGAGGAGAAGGTCCGCGTTGAAGGGGAACTCTCTGCCGACGAGTTTCATGACGTCGTACCGGCCACCCTGCTGCGGGTTGAAGATGCCCTCGAGGTGCCCGGCCGGCGTGCCGTCGTCCTTCGGCGGGTTCGGCTGGGCATTGTTGGCGCCCGTCCCGTGCTGCGAGTAGGCGTCTACGAAGACCCGGTAGGGGAACCGCCAGTTCGGCGTGGCCCCGGGTCCGCCGGCGACGATGTCCACCGGCTGGAGGATACCGTTCTCGTCGGTCTGCAACGTCATCGACGACGGCTCGATGCCCTTGGCGAGCTCGACGCCGTGCCGGCTGGGGACGAGTCGGACGACGACGGGCGGCATGACGTCACCCGGAGCCTTGCCTGACTCGTCGTTGTTCCACCACTTCGCGACCTGGCCGCCGATCCTGGCGAACGGAGGCTTCGGGGCGGCGGCCCCCTCGGCCTCCCCGGGGAGGAGTTGCCCGGCGGGGAGGGCCTTGGGGTCCGGCTCCAGTTTCTGCTCCTGCTTGTCCTTGTTCTTGTCGGACAGGTGCGGGTCGGTGTCGGTCGGCTTCAGTTCCGCCGGGGATTCAGTCAAAGTCGTTCTCCTCAGAAGGGCCCGGCCGGGTTATCGACAGGGGCACACACGGTCGGGTAGATCCGGTCGCCCGCGGCGGTGGCGTAGCAGGAGACCGTGTTGTTCGGCCAGACCTCGATGACGGACCCGTCTGTCTTGTTGTTGGACAGTGGGAACGGGAACGTGGTGCGGGCCTTGACCTTCACACTGTCGGGGAGTTTCGCGAGGGGGAAGTTCTCGTTGATCTTCCCCGGGCCTCCGGCGATGTACCACCCGTCGCCGGACTTCCTGCGCACGTACACCATCCCGTACATGACCCTGTACTGGAAGAAGCCAGCACCGTTCAGCCCCGTGGGGATCTCCCGCCACCCGGTGTCCTTCGGCTGGGCCGCAGCGGTCGCCTTCTGGAGGGCGTCCGTGGCCTTCGTCTTGGCGTCGGCGACGTCGGCCTTGGACCCGTACGCTGCGGCGACCTCGGCCTTCGTCGGGTAGTTGGACAGGTCCACGTTCCCGCCCCCGCCGCCGGTGTTGAGGCGGTGAACGCGGGAGGCCAGGAGGCCACCGTCGTAAGGCGCGCCGGGGAGGACCGTGTTGAGGTCGATCGTCTTCCCCTGCTCGGCGCGCAGGTAGCCGATCTCGATCAGGCCGGGCCCGTAGACGAGGACCTGGTACTGGAACCTGTCCGGGGCGTTCACGCCGGGGCCGGGGGCGACCACGTCCACCGCCGCCCCGTCGAGGGGGACGATGTTGCCCTGGTCGTCGGTCGCGAACTGGACGTCAGCGGGCGAGACCCCCGCCTTCGCGACACCCTGCGTGATGATGGGGCGGGCGTAGAGTTTCAAGCGGGGGATGCCCCCCGCGGGGGTGACGATCTGCCCGGTGAGACGGCAGTACGGGGCCTGGGGGTCAGCCATCACTCACCGTCCTTCGTCTCAGCGGCCTTGCGGAGTTCCTCCACCATGGACTCGGCGATGACAGCCCGCTGGATGGCGGACGCCAACTCGGCGGACAGCCTGGTGATAACGGCCTGGGCGTCGAGCTGAATCTCAGGGGTGCCCTCATTGGTTCCAGCCATTCATTACCCTTTCGTAGTCGTGGTCGGAGATATTGTACTTGCCGTCAACGATTTCGAGTTGGTCGAGCTGGCTCGCCCACGGCGTTCCTAGGAGGTCAATGTTATTCGCCGTGCTCCACAGGGGATCAGCCGGAGCCTCGTACGACTCACCCAGGTGGTCTTTGCGTTGGTCAAAGTCGTAGGTAGCACGGGTGCCCTTGACGAGGACACTGACGACGTCGCCGGGCGTCCCTTCGAGCTCAACGTACCAGGGGTCGGATGTGATGTCGTACTTGTCTCGGACGAGCCTGGACCGGACGGGGTTCCACGCCGAGGCGATCGCCGCCCAGGGACCCATGTCGGAGGCCAGGGCGGGCACGTACTCGGGGAGGACGTACTTGCCTTTCCCGTCCGCGTCGAGGAGGACCTGCGCCCAGTACTCGACACCGGCCCAGGGGGACTCGGTGCAGATGTGATTCAGGAGTTTGCCCTCCATGCGGCCGCCCGGCTCGGTGTACCCGGGGAGAGGGGAGCGGAATTTCTTGTTCCACGGCCTTATCACGACCTCCCGGTCGTTCACGTAGATGTAGTGCTGGTTGTCCCAGAAGAGGCCGATGTTGTCCTTCTGGACGTGGAGGCCGTTGTTTCTGTTCCCTGTGGTGAGGTGGGCGTAGTCCGCTTCGATGCCGAGTCTGCGCAGCCTGTTCACGTATACGCCGAACGTGCCGCCGTCGGCGATGGGTCTCCCGTTTATGTGGGTGAACCTCTGGAATACGAGCCGGTCATCGGCTTTGCCGAGCCTCACCTCGAAGAATCTGTCGAGGAGGTGTATGTGAGCCTCATTGAACTTGACGGCGAACGTGCGCGGGGTGAGGTTGAGGAACACCTGCCCGTAGTTGAGTCCGGCGTCGGCGTAGAGGCCGTTCGTGGATAGGGTGAGCCTGGGGGCGTAGGTGCCGTTGACGCGGGGCGCCTGTATCAGGATCTCGGGCAGGTACCCGGTCGCCTTCGTCTCACGGATCGCAATGATCCCACTGTTCAGGTAGTTGCGCTGCTTCGAGGCCATGAGGACCCCGCAGCCCCACTTGTCATTGTTGCTGTCGAACTCACTGCCGTTGAACTTGATGTCCCCGAAGTACGAGTAGGACCACGTGTCCTCGTTGCCGACGTTGCCGCGCAGGTAGACGTCGCCGGACCGGGGGTTCATGCGGAAGGTGACGCGGCCGCCCTGCTTGGCGAGCAGCCCGTCGGGGGTCATGGCGAGGAACGTGAACTGGTCCTTGCTGGTCTGGAAGCGGGCGCCGGTGATGACCTGCCCGTCGATGGCCCCGGCCTGGATGTTCTCAGCGGTGATGGAGTTGGCGTCGAGCATTCCGGCCTTGATCTTGACGAACTCGGCGTCGTGGGAGTGGACGATCTTCGCCCAGATCTCCTGTGCGACGGCCTTCTTGAAGTTCGCTTCCCCGGAGACGACGAGCTGCTCGGTCTTGAGTTCGAGGAACTGTCCGGTTGCGGCGGCGATCTTCCTGGCTGCGAGCTCGTTGATGGTGGCGGCCCCGGCGGTGAGCTTGCCGACGTCGAGGTTGCTGACGACGGCGGAGGAGACCTGGACTTTCTCCCAGTCCTCGCCGTTCCACTTCCACTCGGCGACGATGACCTTGTCGCCGGGGCGTTGGACGCGGCACGTGTCACCGATCGCAGCCCCTTTGAAGAAGGGTTTAGTGTCTTCCCCGCCGGTGATGTAGTAGATCTCCCCGAACTGGCCGTGCATGCGGGACAATGCGGATTCGATGGTCTTGCCGGTCAGGTCGGAGACGATCTTCTGGTAGTCGTCGGTGACCTCTTCCCAGACTGCTCCCTTGTAGGAGTAGACGATGGTGGAGCCGGGGGCGTCTTTCGTGTTCGACGGGGAGGAGTGTCCGGGCAGGGCGAACCCTGGGACGGTCGCGTATTGGCCGCCCTTTGTGCGTTCGTCCTCTTGTGGGTTCTGTCCGGTGGGGTACGCCATGGGGTTACTTCGCCTTGATGAGTGCGGTCAGGACGACGTAGGGCTGCATGATGCTGTGGGCGATGTTGCCTCCGACGTCCCTGGTGACGAGCTGGCCGTCGGAGCCTTCGGCTTGGCGGGCGAGGAGTTTCCATGCGTCGCCTCCGGAGACGTTGGTTCCCCAGATGCCGATGGTTTCCCAGCCGTCTGCGGTGGCGCCGACGGGGTGGTTGTGGGAGGGGATCTCGTCCACTGTGAGGAGGTGGGTTTCTTCGCCGCCCATCTTCCCGGCGGTGTAGCTGCCGCCGGCGCCGACGGGGACGCGCTTCTCCATGTTGGGGAGGGCGAAGAAGTCGTTGTCGCCGGGGCCGAACCGTGTGCCGCAGATCTCCGCGAGCTTCGGGTAGAGCTTCTTGGAGACGTTGGAGCCGTCGCAGAACAGCCAGACGTCCTGGTCGGGGGAGGGTCCGCCGGTGTAGAAGAAGACGGTGCCGATGGGGATCTTCTCCATCATCTGGAGGAACTTCATGGCCTCCTGGTACTTGTTCTCCAGGTCCGTGATGCGTGCGGCGGTGGCGGCGAGGGTCTGCTCGACTGCTTTCTGGGCGTCAACGACCGCCTGCTGGGCGGCCTTGGTGGCGGCCTCGGCGGCTTTGGTGGCGGCGTCGGAGTTGGCGTCCGCGTTGATGATGCCCTGCTCGATGTGGTTGAGATCAGCCGCC